ATTTAAGTTGTCCTCGTAGATGAGTCAAAAACTATCTACTCGTAAAAAACCTGGTTTGTCCGCTCGGCGACCAGGCCCTGTAAAAACAGGGGATACGAAGCCACACCCTACAGCCTTGAGTAAGCTGTCGGTTCATCCTACTCCCTCCTCAAAACTAGTTTGTTTTGACAAAAAGTACAAAGGTACTTGTGTCAAACAAAATTGTAAGTTTTGCCCAAAGGTTGAAAAGTCTGGTGAATTGTCACCAGCTGTCGATATAAAAGTTGACAAAAAGTCCTCACTGGAGGCACCATCCCATGATCCTGCTCTTCATGGTGATGCGTTAAAAACAAAACTTGGTGTTGATAGGGATGATGCTGTGATAACAGTTAATTCCGACTTCCTTAAATCTTCACTAGTCCATTCAGGCTCTGGTTTTACAAAAATAGGTGAACTTGTTCAACGTGTACAACGTTTTTCAACTAATATATTTTTGTCTTTATCTACACAGAAGGTTCTTGCTACTGTGTATCCTTATGTGAAGTTCGTTCCTTCGTTGTCTACTGAAGCACGATATCACCCTCATCCAATCCTCAATATAGATAGAGAGATTGCTGAGGACATTGCCTACAATTATTGCAAAACTTTAATGGATGATATAAAGTATTCCGGTATTGTAGTGGACATTGGTGGTAATATTGATAGACACATACGTAAGAAACGTACTATCATCCACTCATGTAATCCTATTCTTGATAGTGCCGATGTTATACGTTCTGTTAATCATCCCCTAGTCAAGAACAATTGTCGTCATCGTGCTGAGGATTGCAATTGCGTGCAACTACCTGGTGTTTATATGTCTATTGATTCTCTCTATTACTTAGATGAAGAAACTATAGCTACATTGTGCTTGAAAAGCACCACCAAGTCTTTAGTGGCTGTGTGCCACGAGTTTCCAGATGCATATGGTAGCTTCGCTAATGGTGAAGCGACTTATCAGCATACTTCCCTTGATACTGTTTCAATGACAGTAAGGGGTAATAGTCATGCTTATAGTCACTCAAATCTCTCTTGGATGCGTAACAATTCTTATGCCATTAGTTCAGATGGTTATAGAATTGGAACCTTATGTTGGTCCAAGGTGTCTTCCACCCCTTATCACTCAATCTATATCTTTCATTTCACTTCATTAGTTGTCGAATCATCTTTACCAACTGAAGTGAACTTTTCATCTGCTATGTTAGATCCTGGTCATTATGGACCAGTAAGTATGAGTGCTCTTAATGAAAAGGCGGTGGTTAATGTTGGTGGCAGCCAACTTTCCCTTCCCGATGTGAAGGTGTGGTCATGGGGTAAATTTGTTGTTGTTACCAAATCTGGTAACAAAATTTCCATGATGTGTCCTAAAGGTTTTGTATCCGAATGTGCTGTTCGGTGTGCTGGTCAAGTTCGCTCACCAGATAACTTTAGGAATCTTGTTGCATGGGCTAAGTTTAAGGCTTCCGCATACAACATCCCTCCACATATGTTATCGACCTGTTTATTTGCTGTCTGCAATTTAGCGTTTGTCCAAGACTTGCATTTTGAAACAGCCGTAATGCATGGTTTGATAGAACCTGCTTTGGGTGTCATTTCCGTTCATGAAAATGCACTATCTCGCAAGTTCTCTACCGTATGGACAGTAGCAAAGGTAGCTGGTGTTGTAGCTGCTGCTGTTACTTCCTCATCTCTTATTGGTAAAGCTCTTACGGTTGCTGGTGTTTCTACCGCTGTTGCTACTGGTGCTGTCCTTGCCGCTGCTGGTGTTGCCGTTGCTGCCGCTGCTGTTGCCAAATTGATGTTTCGTTCATCTGCTGATCCTTTTGCTGATTATCGTTCTGATAGAAAGTCTAATCCACCTCGTACTGGTGTAGTTTTCTTACCTCGTGGTATTCAATTGCCTGCCACAGATCCAGCAAAATCATTAGATGTCCTATTAAATCCTATTTTAACTCCATTAGATCTGACTTCTAAGGCAAAATTAGTCGTGCAAGATCCTTTGGGAAATAGAGAACCTGAGAATGCTCCACCGATCCGTCCTGGACCGGCTTCGATGCCACTTTCTCTTGTAATGGAACGCACTGGTGGTGGCCTGTACAAAGGTTTACGTGATGTAACTTGGCATAATACCATGCCTTTAATGCCATGTGGTATAGTCAGTGATTTATGTATTCCTATTGTTCCCTCCAATTCAGCACATTCTGATCTATCAGCTGTTACTGAACGTATTCTGAAGTGTGGCCCTAAGGGTAAGGGTCTTCTTGATTTAGAATTTTGGGGTTTGTTTCGTAAGTGGGTGTTTGACAATTTGGATGAAATGGGATTACAACAGGGTTGTAACCGTCGTATATCTTTTGATGATTGGAATGCAAAGTATGCTCCATCACAACAGAAAATCCATGTCAAGGCTAGGTTTGATATTGTACGGGATGATTCATTTCTCCCTGACAAAGTCCACAGCCGTGGTATGTTCACTAAAATTGAATCACTTACTAAATCTACTATTGACGGTGTTGCCAAACTTGCTCCTCGTGGCATTCAGTCTGGTACACCTATTCACAATGTAGTAACCGGTCCAACTTGTTTGTCCTTTTCAAAGCGTTTGATGCACGTTTGGGATGTAAAATCAAGTAATGGCGGTTTGATGTACACTTCCGGTGCCTCAGCCGAAGATATAGGTGATGCCTTTCTTCGTGCCCGTGAATTTTGTCCTGCGTATTCAATTCTAGAAGGTGATTTTGCTAGATTTGATTCAACAATCCACCGATACTTTCTTGAACTCGAAGCTGAGATATACCGATATACTGGTTGTTCCGAGCGTGAGTATAATGCCTTTATGGCATGCATATTTACTCGTGGTAAGAGTAAGTGGGGTGTAAAATATGAAATTGATGGTGGTCGCCACTCTGGTGACCACAACACTTCCTGCGGTAATTCATTACTACAGGGCCTTGCCATCTTTTTCTGTATGTCATTCCACCATTCTTGTGTTAATGGTGGTTTATTGCCA